TCAACTTTTGATTATTTTGTGTCAACTTTTGATTAATTTGTGTCAACTTTTGATTAATTTGTGTCAACTTTTGATTATTTTGTGTCAACTTTTGATTAATTTGTGTCAACTTTTGATTAATTTGTGTCAAGTTTTGAAAGTTCTTCACATCTTGAAATATTTTCTGAACAATATGGAATATCATCAATAGTATATCTATGTTTTTCTATATTATCTGGTGGACATGTACTTTTATAGCCACTACAACAATTTTTATACGTTAATCCACCCAAACCTACGCTATAATTTTCGAGTCCACATGTTTCATGCCACCAAAAATTTGGTAACCATAATACTTCACCATAGTTTTGATCACATACCAGTGTTTTTTCTGAAACATCATATTTCATTTGACATTTTCCATTCCTTTTTATATATGATCTTGGTTCTTTTTTAGAAGGTGGGTGAATCACCCAGCGTTTTCTTCCAGAAATCATAGCAAACCACGAAGATGGATGTGATTCAGGTGGCACACCTAAAGCGTTTCCAGTTCCTATTCCTATTTGAAACGTCGACATCGGTTCAAATATTTCTGGTATTATATAATCATTACTCAGTTTACCTAATATTAAAGGCGAATATGGACGATATGGGTGCGAATAACAGCCATTTAATAATACATGTCCCATCTTATATCCGCCACCACCCAGCAAGTCTGTGGTAGTGACATTAAACGTATCATGCAAATGAAATACTTCTTCCCCATAATAATGAAAAAAACTTTCTTGTTTCCATTTTTCTAAAGCCGGCCAATTCTCCGCTACATTTTTAAAAATAACAGGTTCTTTTAATTTTAATAATTCTTCTCTGGTTATTTCATTAATATCTTTAGTTTCAAGATCACAAATTCTGTTTTCACAATTTCTATTACCATAAACATCTACTGTACAAATATTATTTGAAAATGAGTAAAATAATATATAAATAATATTCATTTATTAATGGTATTTTTTATTTAAAACAAGGTAGAACGTAATGTAAATATAAAAATATTATTTTTAATAAATGTATAAAAATAGAATAACAAACTACAGATCGTCTTCAAAATTTCAGAAAGATCCAGACATTGGGCCAATCGTAAGAAAGAGTTTTTTGGATGATTATGAACTTAGAATTTCAGAATATCCGATGCAAATGTATCACGGTAGCAAAATTGAATTCGAACAATTTGAAATTGGGGATAATATTTACACATATGATATAATTTTTACATCTTTAAAAAGTAATTTTTATTGGTCATCGCCAAGTAGAGTTATTATAAATTTACCACAGGGAACTATGTATGGGATCCGTAAAGGTGATAAGAGTGAGCGTATGGAATGTATTTTATTCTCTTCAAAATTTAAATACATCGGAAGAGAAATCGATTACGATTTTTGTTCAAGATTATGTGAAAAAATAAAACAAACATTTGGTGACGTGGAGGTTGAATTACAATCAGATGATGATGAAAGATGTCGAATGATATTTAAATTACCCTCACATAAATACGACTTCATTGTTTACACTATTGAAAGATTAATACGACAACGAAATGGTGTGGTGATATCATTAATAAGAGAAAAAAATAATATTTTCTCTGTTACACTTTATAAAAACAGTATTGAAAATATTATTCTCGATCTTGTCAATTGATTAGGCATGCATAAAATTGCAAAGAAATACGATTGCCCTTGAGCATATTCACGTCAAACAATAAATAATTTTTGACATTACAATAAAATGTGGTGGGAAAGAGAAGCTGTCGACCTTGAACTTGTCAAAATGGCATCGTGTTATATTGGACCCCTGGTGTTCTTGTTGGGTTTACTCAAAGTTTATAGCTTGAAACCAATTGCAAGCATCATTGCTGTGTATGGAATTTTTGAGAGTATCAAACGCTCAAGACAAATGAATCATTTCTTGCTCGCATTATCAATTTTGGGTCATGTAGCTGTATATATACCATATATTAATCAGAAATGCACCGTCCATTCTTTCATTGTTTCAATTATTATAGGTCTTATACTTTTGGGAATATATAAGGCACTGGATACATGGCCATACACGACATCTCCCAAAAATTCAATCATCTTGTGTGTATGCATCATGCTTATAAATTGTTATTGAAATCTCTTTTCCTTCAACTTTAACAATATCTCATGTATGAAATCATTTTTTGAACCGGTATTTGTTTTTGGTATTGGACTTTGGGACTTTGAGACTTTGAGACTTTACGTCTCTATAACAATTAAATTTCTTGGCTATATTATTGAAACTTATAACCGCGTTATATTTTTTTTTATTTATTTATTTTACAGAATAAATGACATCATTACAAGAAATAGAAAATTTAATAAATAAAATAGAAAATATGGATGAAAGACAAACAATAAAATTAAAAGATTCTAAAATGGTGGATGATAATAGAAATGAAGTTTTTATAAAGAAACTACAAACAGATTTTGGAGAAAAAAAGTTTATCAAACCATGACGCACAGGAACAAAAAGTCAACAATTACCACAAAGACGATCAAAACAGAGAAAATGAAGTGATGAAAAACTCAGGGATAAATGAATCTTGAAGTTTAGAGAATTCATATCTCAAGGTTGATCGTATTTTTTTATCATTCGCTGTTTTTTAGTTTATTTTTGACACATGGGGGTGTAAACTAAATTTTTTTGCACTTTTTATAAAATGCTGGTTTGGTATCCTTTTACAATAGTTTATGGAATACCAGCAATTGGGCCATTAAATACAAACATATGTTTAAAACAAAATATGGGATTAGTTCATAAAGTCGCAAATAAATACGTAAACAAATGTTATGAATCAGGATACATGTGTGATTATCATACTCATAAAGATGAACTAATACAGATAGGTACAATTACTTTATGGAAATGTATTTTATCATTTAATCGCACAAGAAACATTCGGTTTTCTACATATGCTTATAGATCTTTACATAATTCAATGTATCGTTATGCGTTCCCCAAAAAACCTCATGTAAAATATACTCGTTTCAATTCGGTACACGAAAATACATTAAGTAGTAAAAAAATAAAACCAGAAGAAGTTGTGGATAATAATTTATGGGAAGAAAAATTAATATTCTTAAAGAATAAGGGATACAAAATTAACAAAAATTATTATGTAAAATACCACTTGAAATCATTTCACAATGCTTCTTTTTATTAGGATGCATCAAATAGTATGGGATTTATTGAGATCAGAAGTGTGCCAAAGAAAATAAATTATAAAAAAAAAGGTGGACATGCGGTGCATACTTCTAATTCTACATGTACTATATGCGTACGAATCAATAAATTTACCGGAGTGGACAAGATATCCAGCAGCAACATGTACTGAAATTGAGGATTTTCTCAACAAAAATTGCTATGACCAACCTTTCGCATGGATTCCGTTCATGTTTGTCAACCGAACTCGCAAAGATATACAATGCGTTCAATGTCGAGAGCGACACCGATTAGAACATGTTTGTGAACATACTCCAGATACGCTACATCCGTTGTTCCTTTTTGACACGCGAGGGTGTGTGAACTAAAGTGTTCTCTCTAAATTGATGAAAAGCGTGTAATTTGTGGTGGGCATGTTATAACACACAAACTTTTTAAAGTCTTCAGGAATAATCCTGTTATTTATATTTTTTACCGTAATGATTCACACAATTCACTTCTGCATCCATTCATCAAATGCACAGAGAAACGCTTCAAACTCGTTGGAATATTTTCCAGACTCGATGTTGAATTTACATTGATCAATGATTTCTTTATCCATCGCAACAGGCTCATGTTTCTTAGCAGCCTCAATTAAATGGTGTACAATCAATTCAAAATTAATGTACGAAGACACAGTTATTACTTCGTCCGATGTCGTCGTTGATTGATCCATTATATGAGACTCTGAGACTCTGAGACTCTATAACTATGTGTTTGATCCATCACTCCATGAGGCCATCCATCTGTGACTTTTCAGAATAGAAAGTGAGATTCTTTGTGAAGGGTCAACCCACAAGAATTCCTCAATAAAAGTCTTGTCATGAGAGTCGAGTAACTGCTCCCATCTTGTAGTTGGTTTCGCTATAAGTATGTGCTCCACTGTATTGACACAGTTTTGCTTATAAAATGGTGTAGATCCACATAGCATCTCAGATATCAAACATCCCAACCCCCATACATCGCACGCAGTACCAACATTATTTTGTGTAATCTGCTCCGGTGAGCAATACTCAATATTGTCCCCACGCAATGAGATACACTGTCCTTTACGCGGTACTTGACACATAGAACTAAATCCACCAAGTTTGACCATACGAAAATCGTCTGTTAACAAGATATTATCTGGACTTACATTACGGTGAATAATAGATAGCTTATGCATGTACCCTAATGCATTTGAGAGCTGTAGGGTGTAGAACTTCACTATTGACTTATCCAATCGTCCTTTGCATGCAATGAGCGTAAACAAGTCTCCATCAGTTCCTCTCTCCATTCCGATATACAAATTGTTCGAGACAGCACAGACAAACAAGAATGTGATAATGTTTTCGTGCTCTAGTGATTTCATAATAGAAATTTCACGCTTCATAAGATTTGAATCCCATGTCTTGAACTGTTTTATTGCAACATTCGAATGATTCTCTGTTGATCCCAACCAAAGCGTATACCTCTCTGAATCATCTGCAATAAGACTATGCAGACTAATTTCACAACTTTTTAAACCGTGTTCAACCATATAATTATCAAAATCTCCATTTTTGGGTTTAACCAATACTGATTTAGTTTTTTCAGGGTCTCCGTACTCATATACACTAAGGGGATAATCCTTTTTCGTCATCAAATCTATTGTTGATTCATCACATGACATTTTTGTGAATTTCAGAAAATACTGATTTTTATATGGAATAAACGGAAAAACGAATAGACAACTGTATTCACCGGTTTTATGGTAAATAATATCAAGTAATATTTACCTGATATTTTCCTTTATGTATGGTCATTTTAATTTTTTCACCAAAGAATCTTCTTAAAACGGAAAATACTTATAGTATTTACTTGCACTTTTCTAATATTTTTTTTGCTTGTTCCGCTTCATTAACATTTACTGTACTTTCTGCTAAACTCTCTATTTTCTTTCTTTTAGAATCATGTTCATCATCATCATATTCTTCAATTTGGTTGTAAATCTGTATTAATAACATATCCGTATCTGAATCTGATAGATTAACAATATTTGTCATCTTAGTACTTTCAGAATCCATGTCGTCAAATGTAAAGTTTCCTGCACTTATATTGAACCCATTGGGTGTAACTGAATTATGTTTTTGAATATAAAAAGCTTCGTGCTTGTTCAAATCCTCAACTCTACATATTAAACAAATACCCTTTTCAAAATTTTTATATCCGTACTCTTTAATTGCCTTCTTCAAAAGTGTACAACCGGAATATGGAGATTTGTGTTCTGCTAATCTTTTGTCAAGATTTCGTCTGGTTTGTCCTATATAATATTTTTCTATTGGAATACAAAACAAATAGTATATTATTCCATGCTCATTAACTTCCTCTGGGGATTTTGGAATTCGTTTTTTTTCAACTCTTTCTTGTTTAAATAAAACATGGCGACCCGTTATAAGATATAATTGCACAAACAGTAAAAAAGCCGCACCACTTCTCCACCAACCGTTTGCGGTTATGCCTACATATTTTTCCCAACCACCACGCGTAGAACCAAGATTTTCACATAATTTAATATAATTTGTCTTATTAGTCAGTTTTAGTTCGTTATTTACAAAAAATAAATCGTATACTCCTTTTTCTTTACAATAATATCTAAAGGATTTACCATCTTTGGATGTTGGATTTTTTTCTTCTACTAGTTTTTTTGCTTTACTTATCTGTTGTTCATTATTCCAATCCTGTTGATAATTGGTAAGCATATGTTTTTTCAATTCTTTTGCATAGTTTTCTATATCTTGTACAGTAATAAGCTTTTCTTCTGCACAACTCAACTCTTCTTCATAAAGTTGGAAGCCATTTTCAACCAGATATTTATCAAGATTTATTCCGGAGGGTGTATTTAATCTTGGTTTAGTATTTACAGCTTTCCCGTCGTATAGAATGATGGATTTCGACGTCATCAAACGTTGATCCATCACTCTGGTATTCTGTGGCTCTGGTATTCTGTGGCTCT